AGGAGATGGAGTCTTGCGTTGATTGCAACATGGACAATGTGGAGATTCATCGAGGCAAAGCAAGGGCATGGAGAGGTGCCACAAATATCCATGTCGATGCTACTAACAGACTTAATAGTTAATTTTACAAGGGGAAGGTAAGGGGAATTATGCCAGACGAAGACAAAACGACAGAAGAGAAAATAGCTCAGAGCAGTGGGAATGATACCGAAAAGTATGGCCAAACGCTTGAGGACGAAGCGGATGCTTTAATCGCAGCAGCTTATGGGAAGGACAAGGAAGATACAGATGATGAAGAGACTGATGGAGAGACTGGTAAGAAGGCCGAAAGAGATAGCACTCAAGAAGATGATAAGGACGCTGATAAAGATAGCAGCGAAGATGGCGAAGCAGATAAGGTAACGATTGACCCTGAAATCCAGGCACTGTTGGGCAAGCTAGATAAGTCCGAGAAACGCATCAAGGATACACGTGCGGATCACACCAGAGCTACTCAAGGGCTGAAAGAAGCCAATACAAGAAACACTGAATTAGAAGATACTGTGTTCAAGTTAAAGACGCAAATGGAAGCACTGCAAAACGCAACCACCCAGAAGCAGGAGGTAAAAACAGAGAAGGCTGTTGAGAAAACTACAGGGGTTTTGGCAGATCAAATAGCTGCAATGGAAGGCGTTGACCCTACTCTTGCTGCAACCATGAAGCCTATTGTTGAAAATATGTTCTCTCAAATAAACGGCCTCAAGGATGAGTTGGCGACAGAGAGGGAAACCTTTAAGAACAAAGCGATTGAAGATGCAAACGATGCTCACTTTAACAAAATAGACAACGCACATGCCGGATGGGAAGATACAATGCAGACTCCGGAGTTCGCAGAATACTTACAAGAGCTCCCTCCACGTGCAAAACGTTTAGCCATGCTTGACCTTGAGAGTGGTACTGCAGGTAACGTCATCGAAGTGTTTGATGAATTTAAAGCTTCTCAGGAGACTGATGATGGTAAGAAGGATAAGCTTGAACTTGCAAAGGGGCTTTCTAATCCAACGAATAAGAAGTCTAAGAACATAGACACTGGCACTAAGAAGATGTTGTTTACAAGAACACAGATAAACAACATGAGTGACGCTGAATATGCAAAGCAAGAAGATGCAATAGACCAAGCAATGGCTAGGGGTCAAATACAACAGATATAATTTTATTGGGGAATAAAATGATTCTACGGAAATTAGTCAAGAAGGTATTAAGCTTAGATGAGTCGACAGAGGTGATGAAGCTAAAGAGTCGGGTTGAATGGTATAAAGGAAAGCTCGATGAGTCTGAGGATGAAAAACTTAAGTGGAAGGGTCAGGCAGATGTAGACGCAACCGAATGTCTGGCTCTTAAGAAAAAGTTAAGAGACATAAGGGTTGTACTTGGTGGAGACGATGAAGTTTTTAGCAAGTACTCAAGGGATCAAATTAGAGATATGGATTTGGATGAGTTTTACAAGATTGAACACCTGATCGATCAGGACATCAGTGACGGTAAACTATTCCTACAGTAGTAGAAGTAACGATTTAGCGGTTTAACTGTGATTCTCATTTTGTTGGGGAACAAGTGACCACAACTCCTAAACGAGCTAATGATGATGTGAGTATTATTATTGACACGTAATTATTATTTAATTTAGGAGAGCTAAGATGGGAAGACAAGTAGCAGTATCAGCGGGTTATAGTTCACTACCTAATGGTAATTTTATACCTGAAATATGGTCTAAAAAGATGCAGGCTAAATTTTATGCATCTACAGTATTAGGCGAAATCGCTAACCATGACTGGGAAGGCGAGATCAAAGGATCTGGAAGTAAAGTTATAATCAGGGCAATTCCTACTGTTACTATAGGAGACTATGGTATTGGTGGTACTATCAATTATCAAGATCTGGAAGATGATAAGATTGAGTTGCTTATCGACAAAGCGAAATACTTTGCATTTAAAGTAGACGATGTTGATGAGGTTCAGTCTGACATTGCAATTGTAAACAAAACTACTCAGGATGCATCTGAGCAGATGAAGATTACTGTTGACACAGATGTCCTTGGAAATGTTTATTCTGATGCAGCTAACACACTGGCAACAACGGTTGTTACAGCTACTAATGTTTTGACATGGATAATCAATGCAGGCACAGCACTGGATGAAGCAAATGTTCCAGAGTCTGGTCGTTGGATGGTAATTCCTCCATGGATCGCTGGCATGATTAAGCAGTCAGATCTGAAGGACGCATCACTTGCCGGAGACGGTGTTTCGATAATGAGGAATGGTAGACTTGGTATGATCGACAGGTTCACTTTGTACAACTCTAACAACATTGCTCTTACAGGAGTTGCGGCATCTGGAACCTTCCACTGTATGGCTGGAACAAAGCACTTCATAAGTTTCGCTTCTCAGTTTGTAAAGACTGAAACGCTGAGGCTGCAGAATAGCTTTGGAGATGCGATCAGGGGTTTAAAGGTGTATGGTTACAAGGCAACGAAACCGGAAGCCGGAGTTTACATGCCAGCAACTAAAGTGTAAGCTGATTATATTATTCTATTATTTTTTCATAAGGAGGACTGATGATGGCTTTAAGAAATTTAACACTAGGAGGTACTGTTCTTGTCACTGATAAGGACATGCCAAAAATGGTCTTGCTTCAGAGAACAAGGGACTTTAGCGTTGCGGCAAATACTGTAACGGCTGCAGACGTTTTGCAGATGGTCAATGTTCCGGCAGGATTCCTTGCGATGGGGGTATTGGTTGAAACTCAGACTGTTGAGTGGTCAACTTCTACACCATGTCAAGTAGGTGATGGTGCGGACACTGACGGTTGGCTAACAACTGCTATGTGTAACCTGAATTCTACTTCGACTGATGTATGCAATAGTACTTCTGCATACGGGGCGATGAATGCTGGAAGAGGCAAGTTTTATCCTGTAGCAGATACCATTGACGTTATCCCTAATAACGCCTTGGATGCAGCGAAGGTTAGGGTAGGTGTTTGGGGTTTTGCGGCTGACCCAGGCAACGATACAGCACACTAAGCCGAGTATGTAAATTATCTGAGGGAGGGAGAATCGCTTTCGAGGTCTCTCCTTCCCTTAGTTTGTGTATCATATTTCATTTAAAACGGGACACAAAGGGATTTGTGTATCATATATTAATGTCAAAGGGGGAACAACAATGGGTAGCGGGGGAGACGATTTAATCGATCAGTTGGAAAATGGTGCCACAGCAGTTGCAGAAAAATCAGACATTGCACAGACAGAAGAGGCATTAGCGATGAGTGAGGGCAAGGCTCATAGGTCCGAGTTGGTTTGCAGGGAAGACATCTTGAAGGTTGTCGAGATGGACAAGCCATCATTGCAGAAATATGCGGACTCTCGACTGGGCAAAAGACTTGACCTGAGCAAGAGGCTTAAGATGCTCAGAACAGAAGTTGTCATACATATCAAAAACAAACTTAAGATAGCAACGGACACAAACACTGACCTTGTTACGGATAAGGAAGTTTCGAAACAGGTTCCGGAGTTTATATTTAATCCGAAAAACAGGCGTGTGTTTGAATGGACAGAACTGCTTGCGAAGAGAACTGATTTAATCGAATGTTGGCTGGTTGACGATAAAGGAAAACGCTTATAATGTCATTGAATATACTAGATTTCAGGATAAGGATAAGGGCAGAGCTGCCGGATACGAAGGATCTATTCGTTGAACAACTTATGCTGGATGGGATACAAGATCTGTGCAGGGAAACTTCGTGTTGGACAGAAGAGGTTTCCGGCATGTTATCTGTCAAGGACACAGCATCGTATGCCGTTACCGTGACAACCTCTAATACAGAGATGATCGGTATGTGGCAAGCCAAATACAATAACAAGACTCTGGACCCGATTACAAACCGAGAGATGGATCATAGAGATTCGGAATGGGAACAGAGATCAGGAACACCCGATGGTGCTATATATGATGGTGGTACAGGTATAAGGTTCAATGTAACTCCGGATACCTCCGGCAAGGCTATAACTGTAGATGCAATCATAATGCCTGACAGCGTGGATGGCGTTGTTCCACCTCGTATCGAAAAGAGGCACAAGGAAGCGGTAAAGTCCTATGTCAAGTGGAAGGTGTATATCTCACCAAAAACATTCAATGCGGAAATGGCAGTATACTTTGAGAAGGATTATATTAAGCGTAAGAACATGCTCAAGATTGAAATAGCTAAAGATGGTGACGAGATAGAGGTAAGACCTAGATCGTTTGTTACCGGAAGAGTAAGATCACCACGAACATTTATAGCCGACTAAGGAGATATATTGATGGGGTTATTTGATATTATCACGCCTGTATTAAAAACAGGAATAGGCATAGCAACGCTGCCAATAGACATGATTGATGATATAGCTTCTGGCGAAAAACGTGATGCAGTTATCAATAAATTACAAAAGACATTAGACGGCATAGCTGAAATACCAGAAAGGTTGATAGATTAATGGATTTTTCACAAATAGAAATATCGACAAGGCAAACACTCGATGACAATTCAACTACTGACAAGTTATGGTCACAGGCTGAGTTGTTAGAGTATGCTCAGGATGCTGAGAATGAAGCATGTGAGAGAGCCGATCTTATAGTCGATAACACAAGTGCTCTTACCGATATTGCCGTGAACACATCAACGGCTACCTACGGGATCGCTAGTACGGTGATTTCCGTCAAAAGCGCAATGATGTCGCTTGGCTCAGAATCCTTAATGGAAACATCAGAGCTAATCCTTGATTTAAGCG